GTGGAGGTGATGTGCCAAATATGCTTAAACATTTTATGGAAAATGAAAGCATTAATATGACAGCTCCCCTTTATGCACACACGTTTTATCGTGATGATAAAGGAGTCGTAACACAACATCATGTCACATATGCTAAAAATGTAGACATTGATTTTGTGGGCGATACTGCCGATGGATCGCAACGCGTACAGTATCCTGGACTTATGTATGATTACAAGGAACCTACGAAACGAGGTCTCTGTATGATGACGCATGTCCTCGATCAGCGTGTACCTACACTCGGTATGTTTCACTGTGCTGGGAAAACTGGTGAAACATGTTCTATTGCGGGTATTGTCTCCCAACATCAGATTGAGGAGGCAATTACTGCACTTTCGATGAAAGGTATGGTTATGCACTCTCATTCTTCAGGTGAGTTTATGCCAGATAAATATGGATACACCTATGAACTGAATGTGCACCCTCGCGACTCTCACTGTGTCAATTTTATGACAGCTGATGAGGAGGGTCGTGAACCATCCTTTGAGTATATGGGGTGTCATACTACTGATACTGGTCGTTTTAAATCAAACATTAAGAAAACGAAGATTTCAGATGACGTTGAAGATATCATGGGTATCCCTAAGGTGCATGGCCCGCCTAGTAAGAAACATATCTGGAAGCACTACCAGAGAGATATGGCTCTTATTTCTCAACCACGAACTGATTTTTCGCCAAAAGTTCTTGATTTGTGTGTCAAAGATTATTTAGACAAGCTTAAAGAACATTTAGCGGCAAATCCCGGTTGGTTGGATGATGTCAAACCCCTCCCATGGGAATATTGTATTAATGGATACGATGGTATAGCTGCGTATAATGCCATTGATAAAACGACATCAATGGGTCCCCCGATAAATAAACCTAAAAGGGACTTTTTAGGTCCAATTAAGGAGGTTTATCCTGGGATTTCTGAGGCTTTCGATTTCTATGACCCTCAGTTTAGGGCTGAGGTAGATAGAATGGAGGAAGTCTTAAAAAGTGGTGAGCGTGTGAATACTCATTTCCGCGCTTGCCTTAAGGATGAGGCTGTTAAATACGGAAAGGATAAGATTCGTGTTTTTAACAGCGGTGAGGTCGCGTACCTACTACTTTGTCGTAAGTACTTGTTGCCTATTATTCGGTTGATACATGACGATCCGACTGTTTTTGAGATGGCTCTCGGAGTTAACTCACACTCGAAAGAGTGGGGGAAACTTCGTGAATATCTCGCTCAGTTTGATTTAGATCGTATTTTTGCTGGTGATTATAAGGCATTCGATAAGATCGTGAGTGCTGAATTGAGTGGTCGATCAGCCTATATTTTAGAGGTGTTGTGTCGACTTGCTGGATATTCAGATTGGCAGGTTGTGGTAGTACGCGGATTGACTACAGAAGTGGTTTACCCAGTTTATGATTTTGTGGGCTTATTCTTTAAAGCCTTGGGTTCAAATCCTTCGGGTCATCCCTTAACCACTATTATCAACGGACTTAATAACTCTTTGTATGTGCGTTATGCATTTTACATGAGGAAGATTAAGAACGGGTGGAAAGTGACGGAAATTCCCTTATTCCACACACGTTCGAAATTGTTAACGTTCGGAGATGATAATATTGGTTCAGTATCACGGAAAGAGAAGGAGTTCGACCAT